CGCTTCAATAACTCTCCAAAAGGTGCAAATCAATCCAAATCGGTTCAAAACGGACATACATCAATCCACGTTGATGCGGATTCTCCGTTTATTAGTCCAGGTCAGCCGGGGGCTAATTGAAGAAGGCACTTAAAGGCGCAACTAAACCACGCTTGCAGAATGCGCCGCTAAAAGGAAAGTCCAGACTAGCTGAGGTCAAGAAGTTTCTTGATGATCTAGACCTTACGCTGCTGCCTTGGCAGGAATATGTGCTAAAAGATTTGCTGGCAGTAGATAAGGCTGGCAAGTGGCGCAGAAAGACAAGCTTGCTGCTAGTAGCACGTCAGAATGGCAAAACACACCTAGCACGCATACGCATCCTTGCTGGCTTGTTTGTTTTTGGCGAAAAGAATATAGTGGCTATGTCATCTAACAGGGGTATGGCTTTAGATACCTTTCGCAAGGTAGTTGAAGTCATTGAGGATAACCCAATGTTGATGGCTCAGGTAAAGCAAATCCGCGTGGCTAATGGTCAGGAATCAGTTGAGCTCTTAAATGGCGCTCGGTATGAGATAGTCGCGGCAACAAGAGATGGCAGCCGTGGTAAGACCGCGGACTTGCTTTACATTGATGAGCTACGTGAGATAGATGAAGATTCTTGGACAGCTGCTAAGCCAATCACTAGGGCAAGGCCGAATAGTCAGATATTTATGACTAGTAACGCAGGGGATGCCTATTCAAGCGTATTGAATGACTTGCGATCTAAAGCATTGTCATATCCACCGCCTACAATGGGCTATTGGGAATATAGCGCGGATGATTTCGCCAAGATAACTGATAAAAGCGCCTGGTATCAGGCTAACCCGGCATTGGGCTATCTAATTGATGAAGCAACCATTGAAGAAGCAATAGCCACATCTAGCGTTGAAGCTACACGCACGGAAACCCTTTGCATGTGGATTAGCGCCCTTAAATCACCATGGCCACATCAAGCATTTGAGGATTTAGGCTTTGCTGAGCTAAAACTAGAGCCAGGCAGGTTGACTATATTTGGCATGGACATATCGGTTAATAAAAAGATGGCAAGCCTAGTTGCTGGTCAGATTATGGATGATGGCAAGGTAGGCGTAGGCGTTATAGCGCAATTTGAAAGCCAAGTAGCCATAGATGAACTTAAAATGGCTATTGAAGTCAATGAATGGGCTAAGCAATACAAACCTAGGATTATTTGCTTTGATAAGTACGCCACCATGAGCGTTGCTGAGCGATTAAGCCAATCAGGCCATAAGATTCAAGATATGTCTGGAACTGTGTTCTATCAGGCTTGCTCTGATCTATATGACAGCATAGTTAACGCTAGGATTGTTCATGCTGGGCAACAATCGCTAGTTGATAGCATGAATAACTGCGCGGCTAAAGAATCGGATGCCGGGTGGCGTATTGTGCGCCGTAAGTCGGCTGGGGATGTGTCAGCTGCCATCTCATTAGCCATGGTTGTGCATCAATTACTAAAGCCACAAAGCAAACCGCAAATCTATGTCTAAAATGCTAGATTTGTCCGTTTTATGTGCTATCATTAAACGATGGGTCTACTAGATCGTTTTCGCCCTGCAAAAATAGAGGCGCAACTCGCACCGCCGTTAATGACGGATTCTTTCAATTATTTTCTCCCATTAGCATTTAATCCAGTAGGTAGAGAAGAAGCTATCAGCGTACCTTCAGTTGCTAGATGCAGAAACTTACTTTCAGGAACTATCGCAACCTTTCCGCTTTGTTTATACAAGCGCAGCACAGGTGAGAAGCTAGGAAAACCTGCTTGGCTAGAACAACCAGCAGCATCACAACCTAAAGCAGTAACAATTGCTTGGACAGTAGATTCATTACTATTTTTTGGCGTTGCATATTGGCGCGTAACAGAAACTTACTTTGATGATGGCAGGCCAGCAAGATTTGAGTGGATTGCACCTGGTCGCGTTTCATTTGATAGTGATCCTGTAACTAAGTACATTACACGTTATTACATTGATGGTAGCGAAGTGCCTATGTCTGGCCTTGGCTCATTAATTACATTCCAAGGATTAGATGAAGGTGTGTTAGCACGTGGCGCACGTACTTTACGTGCTGCAATTGATTTAGATAAATCAACAAGCGTTGCAACTGCAACCCCAATGCCTTCAGGTGTTATCAAGAACACCGGTGCAGATTTAAGCAAAGAAGAAGTAGACGGCATATTAGCCGCATGGAAGTCGGCACGATCACAGCGCGCAACAGCCTATCTGACTAGCACTTTAGACTACGTGCCGACCAGTTTTAGCCCTAAAGACATGGGCTATGTAGACCTAATACAGAATATGTCAACACAGGTAGCACGATTGATGAACGTACCTGCATATTACATAAGCGCGGAAATGAACAACAGTATGACATATGCCAACGTTCAAGATGAGCGCAGACAATTTGTATCGTTATCTCTTGCGCCATTTATTCATGCCATTGAGGAACGTTTGAGCATGGATGATTTAACAGCTCGCGGAAACATTGTTAAGTTTGATGTTGAGGATGCTTTCTTGGCTGTTAATGCAATTGAACGCTTAACTGTGATTGAGAAAATGCTTTCACTTGGTTTAATCACAGTAGAACAAGCCATGGAAATGGAAAACCTATCACCGAATGGAAATGAAAATGCACCTAACATTTACTAGCGATTTAGAATGCTCAATTAGTGAGCGCACCATCTCTGGCAAAATTGTGCCGTTTGATGGTGAGATTGGGCAGACATCTGCTGGCAAGGTTGTATTTGAAAAAGGATCTATTGAGATTCCAGACAGCCCTAAGCCAAAGCTTTTGCTTGAGCATGATGCAAAGAAGCCAATTGGTCGCATGGTTTCTTATCGTGAAGATGAAGATGGCATGTATGCCACATTTAAAATTAGCAACACGACACGCGGAACAGATGCACTAATTGAAGCATCTGAGCAATTACGTAGCGGCCTATCAGTTGGCGTTGAAGTCATTGATGGCAAGCGCGAAAATGGCGTATATCGTGTACTAAAAAGCAAGATGGAAGAAACAAGTCTTGTTCAAGCTGCTGCGTTTAAAAGCGCGGAAGTTTTGAGCGTTGCTGCATCTGAAGATGATGCTGCAAAAGAAATAACAACCCAAAACGAAAGCGAGGCCGTTGTGGAAGACACAACAAACGCCGTAGCCGTTGCGCCTGAGGTTGAAGCCCCTGCGGTGGAAGCTTCGCGCCCAACAGTTACAGCACCAATTTATGCCAAGCCACGTTTAGAGTTTACCAAGGCTAAGTACCTTGAAAACACTCTACGTGCAAAGTTCCTTGGCGATGAAGATGCAGCGATGTATGTTCGCGCTGCCGATAACGAAACAACTACTGCGCCTGGCATGGTTCCAACACGTCAGCTAACAGAGGTTATCAACCCACTATCAAATGCAGACCGCCCTTACGTTGATGCAATTTCAAGAGGCACACTACCTGATGCAGGTATGACATTTGAGATTCCAAAAATTACAGCAGTACCAACTGTTGATCAAATTGATGAGAATCAGCCAATTGCAGATTCACAATTAACCGCCTCATATCTCAGCGTATCTGTGAAGCCTTTTAAAGGTCGCGCAATTACTACTGTTGAGCTTATTGATCGCTCAAGCCCTGTTTTCTTTGATGAGCTTGTACGTCAAATGGAGTTTGCTTATGCAAAAGAAACTGATGGCTTTGTCCAACAGGGTCTTGCATCAGGTGGCGTTCTAAACGCAACTGCAACAACTGAAGACAAAGACGGATTGCTTACCTTCATCTCAACAGCAGCAGCAGCAATCTATAAGGGAACACTAGGCTTTGCACGTAATCTTGTCGTATCTCCAGAACAATGGGCAAAGATTATGTCTTACAATGATGGTGGTCGCCCAATTTACATTGCAGCTAACCCACAGAATGCTGGTGGAGCAATTTCACCAGATTCAGTACGTGGAACAGTTGCAGGTCTAAGCCTCTACGTAGACCGCTTAAACACCGGAACTGGTAATACTGGTCTAGGTGATTATTCAATGGTTGCAATCAATCCAGATGCGTATCAATGGTTTGAATCACCACGCTTCCAGCTACGTACTAACGTAAACAGCGATGGAACAATTGACTTGCTGTACTACGGCTATGGTGCATTAGCTACCAAGGTTGGCGCTGGTGCAAACTGGTTCAACAAGTCCTGATCTAACTAACTAGATCGTAGAGTTACCCCGGCGCACAGCCCTTGCGCCGGGGCTAACATTAGAAAGGAAAGACAATGCCTGCAACATACGTAACTGAAGCCGAACTTCGTTCTGCCCTTGGCATTGGTGCTTTATACAGCTCAGCAGTAGTGGAAGAATGCTGCCAAGCAGCAGAAAACGTTGTAAAAAGCAAATTGTGGTTTAATACAGTTTCAGTAGTTGCTACAGAATTAACCGACAATTTAGCGACACTTTACACAAACGTACCGCATCAATTTAGCATCGGGCAGACAGTTACAGTTACGCACAGCGGTGCGACATTTAATGGATCACAAACGATAACCGATACAGGCTCATACACAATTACTTTTGCGCTAGTAGCAGCAGATCAAATTAAGTTTCAGTTACAACCTTTTGGGTCAGTTACAGGTGCAAACACATTTCATAATTACGCCACATTGCCTGAAGTTAACCTAGCTTCTCTTATGATTGCTGTTGACATTTGGCAGGCTCGTCAAGCTTCAAACGCTGGTGGCATTTCACCAGACTTTCAACCTTCGCCGTATCGCATGGGCAACACTTTAATGGCACGTGTTCGCGGTTTACTTGCGGATCACTTAGCGCCGGGCGGTCAAGTAGGATAATGTCAGCAATCTCTACCCTACGGGGAACAATCGCAACCGCGCTAGCTGATGATGCGGCGTGGCAGGTGTTTTCCTTCCCACCTGCCACACCGCTTGCTAATAGCATCGTGGTACAGCCTGATGATCCTTATATTGAGCCAAGCAATGACCATTACAAAACCATCAAACCTAAGGTTAACTTTAAACTAATAGTGCTAACACCTATGTTTGATAACCAAGGCAACCTAATTAACATTGAAGATTATTATCTGAATATCGTAAACAAGCTGGAAGCATCGTCAATTGTATATTCCATTGGCACTTTCAGCGCACCGGCGGTCTTAACCGGAACAGCAGGCGATCTGCTATCCGGGGAAGTATCAATCAGCGTACTATCCGATTGGAGCTAAAACATGGCTGATATAGACAAAGAACGCGAGGCTTTTCTTGCCAAAATCGGCCAGGTTGAGCCAAGCGAAAAAGCACCAAAACCAACAACTAAGAAAGATGAGGAATAAGCTAACATGGCTGTATTTTTAAATAATACTGTTGGCCTGAAGATTAACGCTGTTGATCTAAGTGACCACGTAACTTCGGTTACTCTCAACTATGCTGCTGATGAACTTGAAGTCACAGCTATGGGAGATACCGCACATAAGTTTGTCAAGGGTCTAGAATCAGGCTCACTAACTGTTTCATTCCTAAATGACACAGCAACATCAAACGTACTACAGACACTAAATGCCGCATTCGGCACAACTGTTGCTGTAAAGATGGTACAAGCGAAAGTTCCAGCAGTATCGGCAACTAATCCGCTTTACACCTTTGATATTCTAGTCAACAACCTAACACCTATTAACGGCGCGGTTGGCGATATGGCAACACAGGATATTACTTTTACGCTAAACTCTGTAGTTACAAAAGCCGACACCGGCACGTTCTAATTAAGTAAAGGGGCAAAAATGGCAAAGCTAATTATCACTAGGGCAGATGGCACTAAATCTGATCATCAGATTAGTCCAGCGATTGAGTACGCTTTTGAGCAGCAGTTCCGCAAAGGCTTTCATAAAGCCTTCCGCGAGGATGAAAAGCAAGAGCATATTTATTGGCTTGCATGGGAATGTCTACGCCGCGCTGATGCGCCTGATGTCAAACCTTTTGGCTCAGCGTTTCTAGATACTTTAGCTGCGGTAGATGTGGTGGCAGACGATTCCCCAAATGGCTAACGCGCGATTCCTTTACGTATAGGGTAGCTCAGCTGAGTATCCATACTGGAATTGCGCCTAGCGAGTTTATTAAGATGGACACAGACTTGCTAAAGGCTTTTTATGAAGTCCTAAAGCAACAGGCGAAAGAGCGAGAGAATGCCAATCGTAGTAGAAGGAATCGTAGGGCTTAGGAAAGCTTTGCGTAATTACGATACTAACCTGCTCAAAGAATTTGATACTAAAGTTAAAGCGGAACTTAAGCCAATTGTCAATGATGCTAGAAGCAAAGTGCCTACCTCGGCACCTGGCAATCTGTACAACTGGACAGACACAGGAAAAGAGCGTAAAAGCCGAACAGGCCGAGCGCGAGCGTTTCCAAGTTACAATGCCAGCCTAATTAAAAAAGGTTTGACCTATTCACTAGCAAAAAATAAGCAAGATAAAACTGGCTTTGTGTCTATGTTTACTTTGTTTAATAGATCAGCAGCAGGTGCGATAATTGAAACTGCTGGCAGAGCAAACCCATCAGGATCATCACGCAGTGAATCAAATAACCCTGATGCTGGTCGCAAATTTATAGGTGCTATGAATGATATAGGTGCATTAAAAGATTACAAAGGGCAAGGACAAAAGACAAAAGGCCGTTTATTGTTTGCAGCTTATTACCGCAATCAAGGTAAAGCATTAAATGCCATTATGAAAGCAATAGAAGTTGCAAATGTACAAGTCGGTCGCGAAATTGACAAGAGCAAGAAATTGGTGGCGTAATGGCTTCTTCAGATATTCTAATCAATATCATCGGACAATTCCAAAAAAAGGGATTTAATGATGCAGATAAAGCATTTGGCAAGCTAGAGAAAAGCGCCAAGTCATTAGGCCGCGTAATAGGCGTTTCTCTAAGTGCTGCCGCTATAACTGCTTATAGTAAGAAAGCAATATCTGCTGCAAATGCAGACATCAAATCGCAAAGACTTTTAGCTGTATCACTTAACAATGTCGGCTTGGCTTACGCTAAAGTAGATGTTGAACAATTTATACAAAGATTACAAGAACAAACAGGCATTTTAGATGATGAGTTAAGACCTGCATTTGCTCAGTTAGCACAAATAACAGGATCAGTTCGTCGTTCCCAAGAGTTGCTTGGACTTGCTTTTGACGTGTCTGCTGGCTCAGGTAAAGACATTAATTCCGTTGTTGACATTTTGACTAAAGCATTTTTAGGCAATACAAAAGGTTTGAAATCTTTAAACTTAGCTTACACAGATGCCGAACTTAAGGCAATGGATTTCAATAAAGTTGTAACAATCCTATCTAAGCAGTTTGCAGGCCAAGGCGCAGCTTCAGTTGAAGGTTTTGAAGGCAAAATGAACTTGCTTAATGTTGCAGCTTCCAATGCAACAGAAACAATTGGCGTGTCTTTAATAACTGCACTTGAGTTGTTATCAGCCGATAATTCCATTGAAACTGCTACAAAGAAAATGAAAGGTTTTGGAAATGCTATTGCCAATAATATCACGGCAACAGCATATTTGATTAGAGAATTAGGCAAGATACCTGGTGCAGGTGTTTTAGGCAATATATTTGGAGCTATTGAAAATCGTATTTCCTTCTTTTCACCTTCTAATGCCGCCAACCTATTGAAACAGATTAAAGGGTTTCAAGGTATGGGCAACATATCTGTTAGCAAATCTAGCCAAGATACACAAAAGGCACAGATTGATGAAGCAAGACGAGCCGAAGAAGCAGCTTTAAAACGTCAAAAGGAAATCTTGGCATTGTTAAAGCAACAAACTAAACAACAAAAAGCCATGGCTGCTGCTGCCAAAAAACAGAAACAAGAAGAAGGCATTTTATCCGAAATCAATAAGCGATTTGAAATGGATCGTATACAACTAGCCGCTGCCTTAGGCGGTCAAATTAATGACGTAGAACGCCTACGCTTAGAACTAATGCAAGCCATTCTTG